GGACAGCGTGACGAAATATGACGCGGCAACCGCTATCGGGCTCTCGCCAATAAGTGCGGCTAACCTGCTAAATGCGATGGTTCAGGATGCTGTTATCAAACGCGGGCCGGATGTGGAAGGAAAGTCAGGGCAGGCGCTACGCACGTTCGTAAGCAATCGCAAGTGCGCTAACAAGTTCCTGACAATGGCGATACGCCGGAAAAATAATGCTGAACTTGGGATTGAAAGTGTACGGGGATGGGCGTAAGGTTCGGGGACTGGCAGCGGAAACTACCAGCCCCCTATCAACTGCACTATGAGAGGTAGCACAGTGAATGCAGAAAGTGTAACACCGGATTATAAACTTTTCCTAGAATCAAAAACGCATGACCGCACATTTAGCGGGTTTGACCCTATTGTCATGCCTGACTTTCTCTATCCACACCAAAAGGCACTGGTCGATTGGTCCATTAAAAAAGGCAAGGCGGCAGTGTTCGCGGATTGCGGCATGGGTAAAACGGCTGTCGCGTTGGTGTGGGCGCAGAATATTGTAGAGAAAACCGGAGGCCGTGTTTTGATTTTGACTCCTTTGGCTGTGGCGGCGCAGTTTGTTCAAGAGGGGATAAAGTTCGGCATCCCCGTTCATCGGGCAACGCCTGACAGTTTGCCGCCTTGCGGGATAGTGGTGTGTAATTACGAACGGTTAAAGCATTACAGGCCGGAAGATTTCGCCGGGTGCGTGTGTGATGAATCCAGCATCCTGAAAAATTACACCGGCGCTCGAAAAACAGAGATAACAGATTTTGTTAGGAAGATGAAATACCGGCTACTAGCCACAGCAACCGCTGCCCCGAACGATTACCACGAGCTAGGCACCAGCTCCGAGGCTCTCGGGTATTTGGGCTACATAGATATGCTCAACAAGTTTTTTCGCAACACCATGAACAACAGCGCCAGCGGCAGGCATCGGGGGCAGGTTATCAAGTGGCGACTCAAGGGCCATGCTGAGCGCCCGTTCTGGCGATGGGTTTGCAGTTGGGCAAGGGCTGCGCGTATGCCGTCCGACCTGGGTTTCGATAATGGCGCGTTTGAATTAGCGCCACTGATTGAAAACCTGCACGTTGTGAAATGCTCAACACTGGCACAGGGGATGCTTTTTGAATTGCCTGCGGTTGGCTTACAGGAACAGCGTGACGAAAGACGGCGAAGCATTAAAGACAGATGCGAGAAAATGGCAGAACTGGCCAATAGTACCGACGACCCTGTTATCGGGTGGTGCCACCTCAATGACGAGGGGGATCTGTTAGAAAATCTAATACCCGACGCGGTACAGGTTAGCGGGAAAGACAGCGACGATCAGAAAGAAGAAAAGCTATTAGGCTTCCAGTCTGGCAAATACAGGGTGCTGGTCACTAAGCCAAAGATAGGCGCGTGGGGGTTGAATTTCCAGCACTGTAATCGGGTTATGACATTCCCTAGCCATAGCTTTGAACAGTATTACCAGTCTGTTCGTCGGTGTTGGCGGTTCGGTCAGGAGCGCGACGTGACGGTAGACATAATCACAACAGAAGGCGAGCAAGATGTACTGAAAAACCTGCACCGAAAAAAAGAACAGGCCGAAGAAATGTTTGCCAATCTTGTCATGGAAATGAACAAAGAAATGGGCATTACGATTAGCGACGACCACACCAAAAAAATGGAGTTACCATCATGGCTATAAAGGATCAGGTCATTACAGAAAAGTACGCAATCTATAACGGGGATTGCTGCGAGGTCATGGCTACGCTGCCGGATGACAGTATCGGCCTGTCAATATATTCACCCCCTTTTGGTGGGCTGTATCACTATTCCAGCGATGACAGAGATTTATCGAATAATCACAACTACGATGTTTTTTTCCAGCACTATGAATTTGTCGTGCGTGAAATCGAGCGCATTACACAACCTGGACGATTGACGGTTGTGCATTGTATGGACGTGCCTATGTCCAACAGTGGCAAGGGAGACTCCTACACCGATTTCCCCGGCGACATTATCCGATTACACGAAAAGTTAGGATTTAGCTTTCGAGGTCGCCGCGCAATATGGAAAGAGCCTCTCGCGGTGAGACTACGCACTATGCAAAAGAATTTGGCGCATATCACGATATGCGAGGACTCAACAAGTACAGGCGTAGCAAGCGCCGATTATATTCTTGTGTTTGCGAAAAAAGGCCACAACAAAGTTCCGGTATTGCATGATCGCGGGCTGATGGATTATGCGGGGGAGCGGCAAGTACCGAGCGACCTATTTCACTATCGCGGATGGAAAGGGAAACAAACCGAAAACCGTTACAGCCATTGGATATGGAGAAAGTACGCATCCAGTGTGTGGGACGATATTCGTTTAGATCGCGTTTTGCCATTTCAGGATAGCCGCGAGGAGGACGACGAAAAGCACGTCCATCCATTGCAGCTAGATGTTATCGACAGGGTTGTCGAGTTGTACAGCAACCCTAACGAGATTGTATTAACTCCATTTATGGGGGTTGGGTCAGAAGTGTATAGCCCTGTTATGTTAGGTCGCAGAGCAATTGGGGCAGAACTAAAAACATCTTATTTTCGGCAGGCAGTAAAAAACTGCGAGTTGGCCGCGATGGGAATGAAGGACAACGAGGAAACCGTTCCAATGGATTTTGGCGATACCGGAACATTTGATTTATAGAGGCCACACCATGAACGAAGAACAGGCATGTTATTTTTGGGATGTACTCGAGCGCATAGCCCGCGCCCTTGAGTCCCTGGTAGAGCTGGCTGAATCGGCAGCGCAGAGCGATGAGGAGGGGTGATGGCAACCGAGGAGCTATGGCCAAGGCAGTACGCCAAGCAGATAGCCGCCATGAAATCCCTAGCTGAACGCAGGGCAGCGGTTGAGGCAGTACCGGAGCATCTGAGGCCGATAGTGAAAACGCACCTGACTATACGAGCGGAGAGAGTGAAGCATGATACCAAATGACGTTTACAGGGCATGGGTCGAGGCCGGCAATGACTGGGCCGACAAGCACGGTGCTGCTGAGTTGCTTGAAGGCTCCCTGAAAAGCCTCAAGGCGCAGCTAACAATGGAAATGCGCCGAGAACTGAAATGCTCTATGGCAGAGGCCACAGAGGTCGCACTGACTTGTGCTGATTACCGGGATGCCTTTGCAGCTTCCGTGGAGGCCCGCAGGCAGGCTAACAGGGCGAGGGTGGGCTATGAGGCAATCAAGGCGCTGTTTGAGGCGCAAAGAACCGTAGAGGCAACAAGCAGGGCCGCTATGCGGTCAGCGACATAGGAGCGAAGGGCGATGAGTAGCACAGGCATGGTAGCGGCGGCTAACGCTGTTATTGAGGCTGCTTGGATAGCGGCAACGGTCTGGCTCGTGGCGAGCGGGCATACGGGGTGGGCTGTGGCGACTTTCATTGCGGCTTTGTTTTCTCGTTATAGCGTGGTGAAAGGCAGCGATAGCGATGATCGATGAAAAAATCATAACGCATCAGGATGTGATTGATTCTTTGCATGACCGCATAGCTGCGCTAGAGGCCATCATCGACGCCGCGCCGCACCAGAAAAGCTGCCGCAAGTTAGACCCGTATTACAAAGCGTCATCAAACATTTGCGACTGCTGGAAATCAAAGATAGTGGAGAAGCGATGAAATACCACAGCAAAAAGAAAGGATGGGGCGATAGGTACAATCGCGGAAGCGGTGACTACCTGCAAGCCGAGATAGACAAAGCATCCAATGGCGGGCTTCATCTTAGATACCACACCGGCAAGCGATTTTGCGAGTCATGCCAAAGCTACAAGCCAAAAGGCAATCGGATTGCTGCGAAAGGCTGGAAATGCGACGAATGCAAAGACGCAGCGGGGAAAGCGCAATGAGGTCACAATCCATATCCGAGATAATGGCGAGGAGTGTTGAAAAGGAAAATCTGTTTATCGAGATATTTTATTTGTCGGGAGATGACCCATTTATTTTTGGGGTAAACGGGCGCGTAACAGTGGCCGAATTAAACAGCATCTTATCTGACGCGCAAGACTCCGAACTATTCGATCACGGGGACGGCGATTATCTGTGTGCTGCGAGTTATAACGAGGCGCAGACCGGGGAATATGGCGTAATCGAGATTCCAGCGTATTGGGAGTTAAGTGTTTTGCATTTTGAGCCAATTCCATTGCAGGAAGAGGGGGTAAGAGCATGAGATCACAATCCATTCACGAAATCATGGGCAGAATAGCGGTAGCAGAACCCGAAAGCCCGATTGCCGTTTTCGTTAATCCCGATGGCACCTATCGCTCACAGTTCGCCGCTCCGGTGCTGACAAGCCGCGCCCTGGAAATGCGCCCGCCCAATTTGGTCGGGGTATTCCACAACCAATCCAATCAGCACGATGTCCTCGCCGCGCTTGGTTACAGTAAGCCTAAGGGCCGCAAGTATCCGGTGTCGTCATGGACTCGTGGATTAGTGCCTGTATGAGCGACTTATCCACCAAACCCTGCCCAGAGTGCGGCGGTCTGTCGATAGAGTGGGTGCATAACCTGATTCGGTGTGGCTGGCACTGTGTGTGCTGCGGGCATTTTGACAAGAGCGTAGGGCGGGAACGGATAGTTGAAAACCCCAAAGCCTAAAACCTGCCGCGTATGTAGCCGGATGTTTGAGCCGCGCTCGAGCACGCAGGTGGTTTGTTCCGTGCAATGCGCCATCTTGCGCAATCGAGGCAAGGAAACCAAGGCCAAGCGTGAGCGCAAGAAAGCGGATTTAGAGCGCCTGAAAACCCTTGGCGACCACCACAAGGAAACGCAGGCAATCTTTAATCGTTACATCCGATTGCGGGATCAGGCCGATAACCTGCCGTGCATATCATGCCAACGGAATACCGGCGCTCAACGCCATGCGGGACACTTCAAGCCTGTCGGCGGATTCCCTGAGTTGCGGTATAACCCTGATAATTGCCACTCCCAATGTGCTCACTGCAATGATTGGCTTTCGGGCAACCTTGCCCTATACCGAGCCAGGCTATTGGATAAGATTGGTCAGGAGCGATTACAGGCGCTTGAGGGACCGTCCGAGCCAAGGCAGTACCGGGTGGAGGAATTGAAGGCTATCCAAACCGAGTACAAAGCCAAAATCCGAGAGCTAAAACGGAATAACACTAATGATGTGGTATAAGAAAATACCATGACAGATTCCTTGATATTGTGTTGCGGATAACTATACTGATCTCAAGCAAACAGGAAAGGGAGTAATGGAAATGAAAACCACGCTGATACAAGAGCAAGACAAAGTGATACAGGCTGCGAAAGGTAACAAAGGGGAGTTTAAAGCAGCAAAGGCGCGATTTGCAAAATGGTGTGCGGCGCACAAAGTTGACTTTACCCCGGCGCTGTACGACGCGCTGGACATGGTAGAACTGGAGCGGGCGGCGAAGTAATGCCGCTCGCCACCAAGCCAACATTTGGGCGCTACAATCGGACGTGGCACGACCGAAAAGCGCCGGATGGCTTTACCGTGGATGGGTGGCGAAAAATAACACAAGGCGGTTTTGTTCGATTTTGTGGGTCCAGGCACTACCACGAAAAATTCAGCGAGTGGGTTGGGTTATGGGTGTTTGTTGCATTGGAAGATTGTTGGGGCATCAACGTGAATGCCTACCCCGACAATGCATGGGACACTAGCACAATTCTGTACTGCACAAATGAGGCTGATTGGTTTGCGGATGATCGCAAAACCGCTGCATACGCCAGCAGAAAAACACCAGTGAGGACACGATGAAACACCCCGGTGGACGCCCCAAAAAGCCCGCCTCAGAGCGGGCAACCGCCGTTGTGCATGTCAGGGTAACGGCAGCACGGAAAGCGGCGTATGTGGCAGCGGCGAAGGCCAGGGGTATGTCGTTTAGCCAATGGGTGCAGGAAGCGTTGAATTATGAGGCAGCGCAAACGCTCATACCTAGTGACTGACCGGCTACTGGCTGGCGACTATTTGGGCTAGACACAACCCAAAGCATGTGCAATTATGTGCAGAACACTGCGCAGAGTACGCATGATGCCAGCAGGTCGCCCTCCAAGATACAGCAACCCCGAGGAAATGCAGGCCATCATTGACGCCTATTTCGCAGAAAGGATTGCAAGCGACCCGCCAAAACCCCCAACAATATCAGGGCTTGCGTATGCCCTTGAAATGACTACAGAAAGTCTCCGAAACTACGAGAACCGCGATCAATTCTTTGCGACAGTAAAAAGAGCAAAGCAAAGAGTCGAAATGTCATTGGAGGAAAGGCTTGATGCTTCTGCCCCAACAGGCGCGATATTCAACCTAAAGAACAACTTTGGGTGGAAAGACCAGCAAGACCACGCATTCACCGGCCCTGTTCAAGTCACTATCTCAGGAAAGGACGCAAGTGTCTGAGTTCAGGCTAACCGCCGCTCAAGACTCCGCGATGGACTGCCTGATTAGCCAATCGACTCATTGTGCATTAGGGGGAGGCTCAAGGTCAGGCAAGACGTTCCTATTGGTTCGCGCCGTAGTCCTGAGAGCCTTAAAGGAACCCAAGAGCCGCCACGCCATATTCCGCTACCGCTTCAACGCCATCAAAGCCTCAGTCATCTACGACACACTGCCAAAGGTATTTGAGCTGTGCTTCCCTGGGGTATGGCAACACTGCGACCTGAACAAGACAGACTGGTTTCTCAAGCTACCCAACGGTTCAGAGATATGGTTTTGCGGGCTGGACGACAAAGAGCGCACAGAGAAGATACTCGGGCTTGAGTTCGCTACCCTGTACTTCAACGAATGCTCGCAGATACCCTTCGCATCTATCACCCTAGCAATGACCCGACTGGCCCAAAAGACACAAGGCTTGAGGCTTAAGGCTTACTACGACTTCAACCCGCCAAGCAAGAAGCACTGGACCTATCGCCGATTCGTCGAGAAGAAAGACCCGGACAGCGGGCAACCGGACAAGAACCCTGATAACTACCGTTTGTACCTGATTAACCCTTCCGATAACCGGGAGAACCTCGACCCTGAATACCTCAGCATGTTGGACAGCCTGCCGGAAAGGGCGCGCAACCGCTTCCTGTTAGGCCGGTTCACTGATGACACAGACGGGGCTTTGTGGACGGATGAATTGATAGCCAACAACCGCAAACTGGGCAGGCTTGA